ATAAATAGTTTGCCACTACTTATTCTTGCTTGATCTGTTATATCAGAGTAATCTTGATTACGTCTAAATAAACTATCGTTTGGTACGGATTCTTCGCCTAGGCCAGTTAACTGAACGTTTATATTAGTTATGTCAACTGAGCCGGTTATAGTTGGAGTTTCTGGCGAGGCAGTAACATTGATTGTTGACACCTCAGCATTTACTGGTACTTGTGTCGGTTCATTTCCAACTATGGCGGGTGCTTGAATGTTAACAATCTTATCTGTCATCTAAAACCTCATCAAGGTTGTGTTTGATTTAAGGTATCAGAAGTTACGTCAGTAGGACTAAACAGTATCTCTACCATTCCACGTACAGGTTTAAATGTTCTTGTAAATACCTGATCTGCTGGTTCTGTTACACGTAGCTCAAAAAATCCGTATACTGGGCTGTCTACAACAGGTAGTGGTGACCAGTTATCTGCTAGGTTTGCTGGAAACTGTAGGTACACTTTATTTAGTGTAGTCTCTAACCATAGCGGATCTACGTCTGGAGTGGTTGCGCTTACTCTACCCGAACCTTTAGCTAGTTTATAGTATTTTGTACCATAAAAAATGACTTCTTCTTTGTTGTATGCAGCCACAGGCTGCCAGTTACCTAAATAAACTGGTAATCTTACAAATAAGCGTGTTTGTATGCCGCCGCTTTTTACGACTGTGGGTCTTGTAGCTTGACCGGTTGTATTTTCTGCCTCAATAACTACAGCTTCATAAATATAGTTATTAGTTTGCTTAACGCTGGCATCTTCTATAAAACCTAATGTTACTGGAAATTCTAACTGCTCGCCTTTAACAAATGACCACAGCACTGAACCGCCATCAGCTATAAGATCTTGAGTAGTATTAGTTAATCTTGATCTTGCCATTATTATCCTTTCGAGCAAGCTGTCTTAGTGAGCTTACTTCATTTGTTAAAGCTACAACTTCAGCTTGCAGCCTTTGATTTTCTACAGTTAAATTCTGTAGTTCTCTATTTAAGTTAATTATTTCACTATGTAGTCTGCCTATTTCTACACTTAAAGTTGTATTCTGCTCGCTTAGTCTTTCTAACTCAGTTTGCATAAGTGTTATTATAGAGGTTTCAGCATTAGTACTACGCCAATCTTTTATGATTTTTTGTACACCTATGAAAACCGCTAAAATAGCCAGAGCTATTCCGCCTAACACTTCAATTAGGCTATCCGTTACAAAATCTAACATGACGAATGTCTCCGTATCAGTAATAGTTACCTATAAATAACTAGATTATATTTGCTTAGTATATTATTTATAGGTTTTAATCCTATTACGAAAAAATTTAGACACCTAAGCACATTTTGTATTATTATATCATAAGGGCACAACTTTGTCAACGTAAAAAAATACCAGCCCTTAGGCTGGTATTTTGTGTAGGCGTATATTATTTATCTAGTTGTTTCTTTAAATCTGCTACTTCTGATTTTAACTCTTTGATTGCTTCTACTAATAATCCAGCTAATTGACCGTATGAAATACCTAATATTCCATCTTCTGAAGTAGTTACGGCTTCCGGGAGTACTGCTTTAACATCTTGCGCTATTAATCCTGTTTGCTTTAGATTATTGTCGATTCTGGTAAAAGTGTACCCAGTTAGGTTACATACTTTGTCTAGTGCATTGGTTATTTTTAGTAAATCTTTTTTAAGTCTTCTATCTGAGTATGCTGTAACATTTCCCGTAGAGCTAATACTGCCATCAGTATAGTTTACATACATGTTAGCAGCTGGCCCTACGTATACTCCCCAGTATCCGGTGTTACCATACATATATCCACCGCTACCTAAAAATATCTTTTTCTCATTAGTGCCATCTTGAATAATAACGTCTTGAGTAAATGTTTTCTGACCAGTAATACTTTGACTGGTAGATACTGTTACAGCGCCGGCTCCAACGGAAGAAGTACCAGATATACTTATATTAAATACGTCTGTTAAGTCTACCCAATTACCTAAAGAGGTTTGTTTTTGCCACTTCTTTTCAGCACTATTCCAGCGTACTGCGTGTAGTGGAAGATTAGACATGTTAGTAGCTGTAGCAGGATCTAGTCCCTTAGCTATGTCATCTAATCTTTCGTCTAGAATGGTCAGCACTTCTGTATATAGGCTGGCCGAGGTAGGTAAGTTATGATTTGCCATATTAATATCCTTTTACAGCCCAGCTTACTTGTGGACAATTCTGTTGTACGCCGTTTAAATCGTACACATATATCCTCATTGATTGAGGGTAAGTGGACACATTTCCGCCTGTTCCTCCAACTACGCCTGGCATATTTACAGTATATGTATTATTGTCAACTTTAGTGATTGCAAATACTCCTGATGTAAGTCCACCAGTAACAAATGCTAAACGAACTCTTTGTCCAGTTATTAATCCGTGATCTGTTACATTTACAGTAACTATACCATTTATATAACTATAAGTTCCGTTTAAAGTACTATCTTTAAAGTCATATACTGCTACTAAAGGCGTTGTACTATTTGGCGTCACAGTAATGCTTGTTATATCAACGAAAACATTATTTGTATTAAAGTTAACTATTGTTCCCTGCGTATCACTAGCGTTAGCAGTAATATATCCAGCATCATTTTTTAATTTGCTATCAAGTCTAACGGTTAAGTCTCTAATAAGTACTAAATCTGCTGCAGCTGTTTCTTCAGCAGTAATTACTACTTTTATATATTTAAAATTAGTTGCAAAAAAACTACTAGAGGCTGCTAAAGGTGACCAAGTAATATTGTTAATATTAGTGCCAGTGCCAGTAGCTATTTGTACAACTATATTGGGGTTTCCAACAATTAGCTCTTTTAAATAACTAACAGTTACTGAGCTACTAGCTAGTACGGTTCCTAAGTCAAATATCTGTGTAAAACTTGCACTTACTATGCCGGATGCTGGCTGTACGTAATATTGATATCCTGCATTGATAAAGTCTTGTATTTGATCAACGCTGTTGCTAGTAAAATGCTGGTTCCAGTTTTCAGTACTATTAACTAGCATTAACACAGCATTGCCTGTATTACTAACTATAGTTGAACAGTTTACTTTTGTAGCATTAGTTATAAAGTCTGAAATTAATAGATCATTGAACACATAGTCCGGAGGCTGGCTAACAGTTACAGTAACTGGTACCGCACTAGATTCTCTATTATCTGAGTCTACTGTAGTTAGCCAATAAGTATATGTTCCTGCTGCAAGCTCAAATAAGCTCGTAAATCCGCCGGACTTTGAGCCTATAAATTGACTTGTCGCAAATGTTGGGCCTTTACGAACATTTACTGCTGTAATTGGCATACTTGTTTTGGCTGGAAGTGTCCAATATAATAGCACATTATTATCAACTACTGCTGCATATGGGTCTATAAGTGGTAGCGGAGCTACTTTACCCACTGATGCAGTTGCAGCAGTTAAACTTGTCTGTTCTAATATGTCAACAGTTGTTACGCTAATTGTAGCATCTCCTACCCAATCAGCCACAATACTAGTAGTGGTTCCTGCAACTACAAACTGTGGAATAGTAGTACCGCTGCCCAGAGGCTTAGTTATACTAACTAAATAATGTTTGATTGCTAAACCGTTTGTAGGAACTGTTGCCGCTGTCCAACTTATATCTAAAACATTATATGCTGAAGTTGTAGTTGTACCATATGCATACTGTAAGTTTGAGGGAGCTAAAGGTCTACTTCTATTAACCGTAGTACTTGTTGCATTAATGCTATAATTTTTGTTATAGTCTATTGCTTTGATAAAGAATGTAGTAGTTAATCCAGGTATACTAGACATTGGGATAGTAGCTTGCGTAGCTTGGCCTCTCCACAAGTATCCACTGGCTCCCCAACTTGCATTGCTGGTTCTTATTTCATAACCAAAAATATCTTTTTCAGTATTAGCGGTCCACTTCAGTGTTAAGTTAGTTGAAGTTGTACTAGCCTCGACAGTAAGGTTTGATACTGACGCTGGAACAGTTGTTTTACCAATAACGATATGTGTATACCATTGTGACCAACTACCAACTTTACCGTTTGTCATTATATAACGAACACGCATTTTATATTGCGCACCTTCGTCTACATCTCTTAGAGAGAATATACCTTCCACAACTGTAGTTCTTACAATTCTAGATCCAGAACTAAAAGCTGCATTTACGTAATCGTACTCTAACTCGGCAAACTGTACGTCTAGTGGTAATTGTCTATTGTCCGCGGCGGGCGCAATACTTACTACCATTTTTAATATAAATGCTCCTGGACCGATAGTTTCAATAACGGACTCGTCACTTACTATACTATTTATTACTGGAGTTTGATCGGTTAGACTATTTCTGTAGTTATACGGTAAATCAGAAATCTGAGACTCAAATACAAAACCGCCAATAACTGTAAAGTATGCTTGAGTATATGCCTCATTTAACGTTACAATTCCACCAGTATTTGCTTGACCAGGTTTTGCATATGTTATTGCATTAGTTGTAGAACTAATAACAGTCGCATTAATTACTTGCGGTGTATCGTAATAAACGCCAGTATAATTATTACCTGCGTAAGGACCAGTATATGCAGTTCCAACAGTTACTTGACTACCTGCTAAAACTCCGTGTCCTGATCGCAAATACAGTGTTACTATACCATTAGTGACGCTATATCCTGTGTACCCCCTATCAAAACGATACCCTTCTACTATAGAGACATAATCTGTAAATAAGTTATATTGATCGGTAACACCATAGTCTACTAAAGTTAATTTGGCGGTTTTATTACTTGTTGGTTCTATTGATAGCACTATTAGATCCTGGGATTCCTTATTTGATATGCCAAATAAAAATAAATCTCCTGCTGCTATACTACTACCCACAGTGCTGGCATTTGATTGTAGTTGTACTCTTGTGTAGTTAGAGGCTACGAGTTTGGCTGTTCCTGCTCCGCCTATACCTACAGTATTTACGTTTGTTCCAGGATTTGAGTAGTATATTTCGTCTGCACTAACTTGAGTAATGGTAGCATTTGTAGCATTAAAAGAAGAGTACCCAGTGGCATTAATATTTACTGTAACTTTATCTCCAACTTTAAATGGATGTGCAAAGCCCAAATCTAAGCGGGCAACGTTATTAGTTCTACCAACTGTACTCACCGACCAAGTTTGTACGATTGTAGACGTAAGATCTGTTACAGGAGTAGTATTTGTACGGAATCTAAGCATGTGCTGAGCATTAGGGTCTTCTATACTAATAGGCTCATCAAGATCTACTAACCAAATACCACTAGTAACTTCTTTATTACGGACTCTGCCACTACCCATACCCCACATAGGAATATCATGTGTTAACTTTACCCTATCTCCGCGAGTACATACCAAATATTCTAAATCAGTATTTATAGTATAAACTTCTGGTCTAGCTTTTGCCTGTGAGAGTTGCCACCTTGCGTGATCTATAGCCAAAGACTTTTTGGTTACACCAGGTAAAGATATACTTTCAAAAACTGTTGCTGTTTGATATGACTTACCATTATTGTATATTACTACTTCATTTTCTTGATAGTCTAAATCTTCATCAAAAAACTGGACCTTAATACCGTCAGGTATTTTTGGCAATAACTTTGTTGATTCAAATCCCCAGCTATTGTGTGGACTAAAGTGTTGTATTACATAAGGTTTTGGTTCGTCAATAGTAACTGTCCATTTTCCGTTTATTATTGCGGGACTAGCTCTACCTGCTGCACAAATATCTCGCAATATTTCTAAAACACTTCTTTGTGCTCCAACCACTGAGTTAAACTGAAATCCTTTTGTTACACAATAATTGTACCAATAACCTAGTTGTGTAAAATCAATTTTATCTGCTTCTTCGGCTGTAGTTACTCTTTGTGCATTACCAGGATGAGTTATTATATATAAAAATAACGCTGCTGGATTATTAGTGCCAGCATATGAAGTCCAAGTGCCTCCACTAAATATTCTAGCATAAGTTTGTACTACAGCGCTGATACCCTCTAATTGGCCACTTAATTGTCCGGTTGCTTTAATTTGTAAAGCTGATTTAGCTACTTTTACTCCAACAGGGTCTACTGTTGGCGCTGTATTTATTGTTTTTTGAACGCTCTGAAGAATAGAAGTATAGTAGTAAGCATATGAACTATCCTCTTTTGTACTACTAGTTTCTCGTCTTACTCTTACTGCTATTGAACTAGTGATTGACGTAACTATAGCTATATCAAAAGTTACAGTAAAAGCGTCCTTTTTTGGTGATCCAGGAGCAACCTCGTATATTCCTTGGCTAATCGAAGGTACGCCTCGATTAGCTGCTGGAGGACTTGCTAAGGACCAGTTAATGCCGCCGTCTACACTTATTTGTACAAGAAACCTTACGGCAGTTTCTGAACTATTTCCGTCTTGCTTATTAACTCTACGCAATCCTTCCGGAAAATGCATAGCTACAGTTAAATTATCGGCGCCGGGTGTATCAAACGCGGTAGCAACTAAATTATCACCTGTATAGTAAATTGCTGGCGCTGGCTGACTGGTTTCGTTTGGACCTACAGCAGTTAAAGTTATATTTCTAATTTTTTGCTCTACATCTCGTCCATATAAAGCATCAAATGCAGCTTTTTGTGCTGCGGTAGGCTCAGTTATTCTGTCTAAGGTAACTATTTGCTTATCACTAAAAGTGCTCCACGCAGCGTCGCCAATACGTAAAGTGCTCTGATCTATAACTAGAGGGCCATAACCCCAAACTAATAGTGATGATATATATTGATCTCGCTCACTTAAATAATTAATAAAATTATTAGCTCCCAGTGGCGGAGTAATTCTTACTTTACCTAAAATTACTGGTATACCTTCGTACAGTCTTGTTGGGTTTTGCATACCATCAATCATGTACATGCGCTCAGCTTGTCCAGGGTCAGTTGGCGTTGTAACTGTTGGTGGACGAATTGGTGCAATAGCATTAATCAATGCTGATCCAGCCAGCACTATACCTGCCGTAACAACGGCATTAGCAACAATCAATCCTGTAGTTACGCTAGCTCCCAGTAATGTGGCAGCACTAGCAGCGGCAGTGTATCCTGTTAAAGAACCTGCTAAAACTGGTGCATATACCGCTAAGGCGATAAGTGCTACTGTTCGTACTACATCTTTTCCGGCAACTACTCTATACTCTACTGCATCGCCATTGTTAATAAAAGTAGTGTCCCAGTCTGCTTTATGAACAGGCATACTATTAATTAATATAACAATATTTGGCAGCAACTCTACAGGAACATCATACTCTTTTGAAATCCACAGTATCAAGGTGCTTACATTTATACCAGAAGGTATTGGTAGAGTAATTCGCTCTGTTTTTAGCGGATGAGGTAGCGCATTAACTAAAGCGCCTTTTTGTGGGCTGTATTTGTAATAGCCCGCTATTCTGTTAGACCATCTACCAGAGACTAGTGATTCTACACAAGAATCCGAACCTTCTCTGATATGAATAAAATTATTGTCCTCTAGCACTATACCTATATGAGATTCACTACCCAACACTCGTAGTAGTACTAAACTACCTGGTTCTGGCGCTTCTAACTGTGACCAACCTTCACGATACTGGTCGATTAGTTCTTCCATTCGTTCAGTATCATCTTCAGTATATTCAGCACTAAAACTAGGTAAATTTATTTTATATTGTTCCTCATAAATTAGACGTGCCAATCCCCAGCAGTCAAGACCGCTGCGATCACGCCCACCTGCCTTATACGGTATGCCTATATACTGATTTGACCACATTAGAATAATCCTGGAAAATATGCTGGACTGAAGCTGTGTGCTGGAAATGGTTCTCTCTCATAGTCGACCATAGACAGCTCAAAAGTAACTTGTTCAGCATTGTATGTTACTGAAGTAATGTAGAAACCACTGAAACTAGCTTCTACTAAATTAGGTGTTTTACTAAGTACTAGTTCTAATTTTATTTTTGGTGAGTAACTTAAATTTCGTACAGTAGGTATTATGTATCGTACAACATCTTTTATTATTATACTACATTTTGGGGCTCTGCCTTCTTCTTCACTAGGAAGCGAGATTTCCATAGGTAAAAATGTATACGGATTACCGTTACTAATTACACCGTATAATACGTCTTGAGTAGTTTCGTCAAGTCGCTGTGTAAATCCGTCAGATAAGCGTATAATTGGAGTAGTACCATCTGCACCGTATATAGTTAATAAGAAAAATAAATCTGAATCGGCTTCTGGTGAAAATAAGGCCTTTATGGCCTCTGCACTTAATTGTCTCATGGTAAAACTTCTAATTGAAATTGTACAGTGCTGTAATCTTGAGTTACGTGCTGAATAGTGTACAACTGTCCGTCGCCTTGCGGAATAAATCTAGCTTCTACAGTTGCATTTGTTCTTGGATGTGGAAAATAAAATCTAGCAGTTCCATTTAGACTTGTTTCAACAAAAGTGTCTAGAGTTAGTAATTCTGAGTCTGTCATTATAAACGACAGACTCAGAATATCAGGCTTTAATCCACGTTTGCGTTGTTTAGCTGGACCTGCATCCATAGGGGTACGCAGAATCAGCATACCCTTATTTTCAGAGTAACCTTTTTGAGGTTTTTGTGGTAAGTTTTGTGTTAACCAACTATAACTAGCTGCCATTATTATCTCCTAATTAGTTGCGGCTGTAGTCCGTAAGTACCTGCCATTGCTCGTTGTGTAGCACTGCCAGTACGAGAAACTTCACCGGCATTTATATCGCCAATGGTTACTTCAATTTTACGACTACCACGACTATTTACCGACTCTTTAGTTTCTACTTGTTGACCTGTATAGTTATTTACAACAACTTCTACGTTACCACTGCTACCACTAGGATTACGCACACCCAGATTGCCGCTGCTATCGCGGGTCAGTGGCATAATTGCTTCTGGGCCAGCTTCACCCATCATACCAGTACCTTTAGCGAACTTAAACAGCACAGGTTGGTCTACAATTTGATTTGTAAATGCGCCACCACGAGCAAACTTCTGAATACCGCCTGTATCAAACGCGGCACCATCAGCCGCAAACATGCTTAAGAAACTACCACGCATTGCCATGTACGCTTGCTGGAACTGTAGTCTTAGCTCTAGTCTAATAATATCTCTGACCATGGAATCAACCATGTCCTTGAAATTAAGCTTACCTGTCATTGCAAAATCTGCAATCGCATCTGCCATGCTGTTAAAACTATTCTTAAAGATTTCGTCGTAACCTTTTTGGCGAGCTGTTAGATTCTCTTGTTCAGTTTTTAGTTTGATTGTTGCATCAGCTACTCTGTTAATACCTCTAACTTGTGCATCGTAGGCCTGTTCAGCAGCTTCAAATTTAGCTTGAGCTAGTATTCTGCCTTCTGCGTCGGCCTTATTGTATTCTTCATTAAGAGTATTAAGCTTTACTAAATACTCTCCTCTTAATACGTCTAATTTATTTTCGCGATCTTTTTCAAGCTGTATTAGTTCTAATGCTCGTACTTGTTTGTTGTAGCTATCTTCAGTAATCTTAAATTGTGCTAATTGCTGGTCTAACTTTTGCTTATCTAGTCCCAGCATCTCTGTGTCAATACCTTGCTGAATACCGCGTAAAGTATTTTGACGCTCTAGCTCAATATTAGATTTAGCATATTCTCTGGTAATAATCGCTAAATAATTAGCTCTTTCTCGTTCTGTGTTTACTGCACGAGTAGTTACTGTATTTGTTTGTTCTGCTACTTTAAGATTATTTTTAAGTAAAGTTAAAGAATCCTCGATTGCTGGATACAAGTCCTTCCAGCCCTTTTCCTGAGCCATTTGCTGAATAGCAGTAGCTATACCAATCTGTTTTTGAGCCTCTAATAATTCGCGATTACGTTCGAGACTTTGCTGTTCCTTATCATACATGGCCAATCCGGCCTGTTGCTGTTCTAAGGTTAAGTTTCTAAAGCTTTCGCTGGCTTCATACTCTTGTTTTTGGGCTGCATTAGACTTTATTTTTTGATCCAGTGTTTGGCCTTGTAATTCGTAGTCAGCTGCTATTACATCTACTTTGGCATTTAAGATGTTTAGTTCTTTTTGATTTGCTAATTCTCGAACCTTTTGTAAAGTACCTAACTGCATCTGCAAAGCTACCCTAGCTTCTTCAGTTTTTTCTATTTTACCAGCAGAAATATCAGCTGAAATATTTGTACTACGTAATATATTTTCACGTTGCTGAATTGGTTTTAATTTTACATTAGCTTCTTCGGCAATTTGACGCTGTCTATCTGGATTTGATACATTTTCAATAATCTGTAGATCGCGCATAGTCTCAATAGAGATACGTTCAGCACTTAATCTACTTAATTCCATTTGTTTTATTAAGCGTTCAGTTTGCTGAATTTGTTGAATCTGTAAATCTATTTTCTTATTTTCTAGCTCTGCACCTTTCATTATAGTGCTAGGTGACTTTGGTAGTTTATCTAGTAGAGCTTTCTTTTGCGTAAGAATTCCTTCTTGAATCGCTTTTTTAAACCCTACCTCAAGAAGCTGGAATCCTTTGTTTACACTTTGTATAGCTGCTGTACCTAATGTACCTGTTAAGGCTACTAGTTTTTGACCTGCTTCTTTTAAGAACTCTTGATTAATAGCAAGACTTTTTTGATCCTCTGCTATATCAGACGGTTTGCCGCCTTCCATTTTTGCTTTAGCAATGCTCTTATTTATATCTGCTATTCTATTTTCATAGACAGTGATTTGAGCAATTATTTCTTCTATCTGAGCCTTATTCTTAATAAGTGTTTCCTGAGACTCGGGGCCCAATAGTTTTATCTTACTAGTATCTGATAAAATTGCTCGCAATTGAGAAGCTGCAGCTATAGGATCTTTTAGCGTTTCAGCAATTTTGAATCCTTGCTGAATTAAGTTTTGAGCAAAGTCTGTTAATGGATCTTTTTGTATTAAACTATTTACTAAATTTAAGTAACTAGTATCTAGAGATTTAAAACCTTCTTCTACCGCACGCAATCTACCAGCAGATGCTTGAGATGTCTCAGAAATACTATTAAATACATCTACAACATCTTTACCTATACCAATTATTTGACTGCTTTTAATTGCTTTTGCAGCACTTTCTATTCCGCTTGAAGTAAGATCTTCAGTACCAAGCAATATTCTTAGTTGTTCCTCGGCCCTTCTTTTAAGACCTGGATCAGTAATTGCTTTTAAACCTGCCTCTACCTGTACAGCTAAACTTTCGCCAAATTTGCTTTTTAAGTCACCACCGTATAGAGTTTTAAAGCCATCAATAAATCTATCCCAGGCACCAGCTTTTTTATCCGCCTCTTCAAGAGCGTCAACTATACCTTTTAAGCTATCACGTAGATTTGTTACGGCTTGGGCACTTGCAATAATATTTTGTGGTACTAGCTTTTCACTAAACTTTTGATAAGTAAGAGTAGCTGCTTTTGCATTTTCTTCGCCCAACGAAATAGCATCGTTAAATTTGCTAAGCTCTTTGCCATTTTTGCTAAACATGGCATCTAACATTTCAAATGCTACTACGGCTAGACCAATCCAACCTAAAAATTTACTAAACATACTGGCTAAGTTACCAATAGTTCCTGCTAGAATAGTTGCTGCTCCACTAATTGCTGTTAATCCGCCGCGGAATGCTCCTAGTTTTTCTGTTTTTAAACCAGTTAGTAGTTCTTTACTTGCCGCTATAGTACCTGCGGTAGCTACAGTCTCACCGACCTTACTAGTTAGTGCAGCTCCTGCAGCTTGTCTACGTGCACT